GCTATGGTAGTTGCTCCCCCAGGGACTGGTAAATCCCTGTACTTGGTCAATCAGGCTGTTAGGTCTATTATGGAAGGTAATAATGTTCTTTACATTTCGCTGGAAATGGCAGAGGACAAGATTGCTCAGAGGTTCGACTCTATTATGAGTCTAATTCCCCAAAGAAAGCTAAAGGAGCCTACAGGGCAGCTAGATCTCCATGAGCGTCTTGCTATTTTCCAAAAGGAATTTGATGGTAGGCTTGTTATTAAAGAGTTCCCCACAAGTACTGCAACTGTAAACACGGTCAGGGCTCTCCTTACTCAACTTGCTAATTACGAGGAGTTTCAGCCTGATGTAATCATAGTGGACTACCTTGAGCTTCTGCGTCCTACTAGAGAGATTCAGCATGAGTACTTAGCTCAACAGAGAATTGCAGAGGAGCTACGAGGGTTGGCTATGGAGAACGCTAACCTAGTCTGGACTGCGACTCAGACGAACAGAATGGGACGCATGGTAAAGGTTATCACAGACGCAGAGCTTGGTGATTCCTATGGAAAGATCCGTACTTGCGACTTCGCTATCTCTCTCAATCAGAAGGAGGAGGAGTTCGATGAGGGGCTCATGAGAGCGTATGTAATGAAATCTAGGAATGGTCGCCCCCGTTTTGTTGTTCCTATGACCGTAGATTATTCTACCTTGAGAATGTCGGAGGATGCCTTGGATGAGTGATAATGTTTACGCTACTATAAAAGAGAAGAATATAACCTTTAATGCAGGGTGGAGGGTATACAAATTTAAGTTTGTGAAAGGTTTAAAGTCTAGTGGAGTTGCCTGTTACGGAGAAGCAGACTTTGATAAGTGTATTATCTCGCTGGACCCAGGTGTGGATAATGATACAGGCAGACACACTCTGCTTCACGAAATTTCCCATGTTCTTCTGGAAACTATGGGGCTAGGGGGGCACCATGAAACTAAGGAGGATTGGGTGGAAAATACTAACGAATATCTTGCCGAGAGCATGGCAAGAGGAATGCTAATGCTTAAGAACTTAAACCCTGAATTATGGAGAATTATTTGGAATGAACAAAGCTGATAAATTAATGCTGGCGTATGAAGATATGACCTGGGAAAACTATGTCTTGATTTGTGATGCCATAGTAACTATCGACCAGTCTAGGCTGGAAGACGAGCTAACGGAACAACCTGTAAATTACTCTCATTGGGCTGGGCTTTTGGCCCGAGCCAAGACAGAGTTAGATGCGGCTAACCTTAATCTGACACAATATGTCGCTAGGACTACTAGAGATATTCAGGAAGAGGCTTTTAGCTCAGGGAAGAAGAAAACAGCTAAAGACCTTGATTCTATGGTAGAGTCCTCTTCCGACTATGCTATATACTGTACGAGAGTTTCCTTGAGTAATCAGAAGTATTTGATGATTAAGGGCTTAGTCTCTGCCTTGGACCAGCGTATGAGTTCCCTCGTACAACTGTGCAGCGCAAAAAAAGCAGAAATGAAATTATATAACTGAAAAACAAGCGGCACCGTCTATAATAGACCTCACGAAGCTGACTAACTAACCAAAAACAACGGAGAAAAACTATGGCTATCGACCTTGATGCTCTTAGAGCAAAACACGAAGAACTTACTAAACCCGCAGGAGGAGGAAGCAACTCTGATTTCCTCTCTAACTTCCTTCAACTGAATGAGGGGACCAACCTTGTGCGAATCCTGCCTGGAAAAGATGATGACACTCTCTTCTACGCAGAGACGAAAATTCACCGCATTCCTAACGGTGAGGGACAGATTAAAAATGTCCATTGTAGAAAAATGCAGGGGGAAAAATGTCCTCTCTGCGATGCGTACTACGCTCTTTGGAAGCGTGTGAACGAGGGGGCTAAAGAAAATGAGACAATGGCTCGACAAATTAAGCCCCGAGCTAGGTACTATATGAATGTGGTTGATCGTGAGAGTGGGGGTGTTAAAATCCTTTCTGTCGGGGTCATTCTCTTTAAGAAGGTGGTAGCTGCTATGCTGGATGAGGACTTTGGGGATATTACGGATCTTACTGAGGGTCATGATTTCAAGATCGTTAAGATCATGGAAGGACAATGGCCGAAGTACGATCAGTCGCAACCCCGTCCGAAGTCGGAGAAAACAGGTACGCCGAAAGAAGTGGCTACATACATGGAACAACTTCATGATATTCATGATCTTGTTAAGATCGAGGATTACGAAGAGGTTAAGCAGTACGCTGACAACATTCTGAACACTCGCCAAGGTAGCAGTCCCCAAAAGGAAGAAGAAGGGGAAGGCGATTACCTTACTAAATTGCAAAGTTAATTACATATGAGAAATATTATTCTAACCCTGTTATTCACAGTTTTCATTGGCGTTGGTTTAGGGTCTTGCGCTGCTCTTGAAAGCTTTTTCGGAGAAGGTACGGTGTTTACTACGCAGGATCAACTGCAAGAAGGGGAAGAGGGTGCTATTATTCCCTGGGACCAGTTGCCTGATGCTCTTAAAGATAAGATCCCCGAGGGGACTGCTCTTGTCATGGCAAATAAAGATCAGTTAGTCGCTGACGCTGCTTACATTCCTGCTGGTGGAGAACTAGACGGGAATGCTTTAGGGGGCATTATTGACGCTGGTTTTGGTATTGCTAGTACTTTCCTCCCTGGCCTAGCTGCTTGGGAAGGGATTGTTACCATGTTCAGTAGACGCAAGCGGAAGCATTATGTGAAAGCTGTCAAGGCTGCGCTTCCTATGGATAAGAATGTGGACCTCGGTGGAGCCGTGGGAAGTGTGGCTGCCGCTTTGGGCTGGTCTCACTCGTCCGAGAACTCGGCTGCTGCCTTTGAAGAGGATGAAGAAGAAGATTTAGTGTAAAATAACTTGCGCTAAAGCACTATAATAAGACGAGGTATCCCCTCGTCTTATTTTTTATGAAACAACAAACCCCCGAAACATTAAAGACCTGGAATGGCTTTTTTCCTGATGGAAGAAAGTTAAACATACTGGTAGTTCCTGCTAATGATGGAGGGTGTGCATACTACAGAGCATGGTCCCCCTACCAGAAACTTCAAGAACTATATCCTAATATAGTAGATATTAGATTCGATAAAAATCCTCTGGGCTTAGACGAGGAAAAGAGGATGCTGGACCCAGACTTCGAACATGAAAATATTAAGTGGGCAGATGTAGTTGTAGGTAACAATATCTCTAACTTCGGAGGACCCTATACTACTCGCATATGTGGAATGACTAAGGAGCTTGGGAAGTTCTTTCACATGGATACAGACGATCTCCTCACAGAATTATATGAAGGGCACAGGTTGTCTGAGGTTTATAAGGAGAAGGGGCTTAGTGAAATGACGAAGTTTATCTACTCCCACTCAGATCTAGTGAGCGTTACTCAGGAGAAGTTTGCTGAGAGAGTAGCTCCCTTCTGTCAAAAGAAACTAGCTGTGGTAAAGAATGCAATTGATTATAGACTGCCAGGGTGGAATGCTCCTCTCATAAATCCTCCTAAAAAGAAATTGGTGAGAGTGGCTTGGGCAGGAGGCATTCACCACGAAGAAGATGTAAAGGAGTTTTCGGGAGTTCCCCATTTTGTAAACGGTAGGGTTGGTAGGGAGAACATTCAATGGAACTTCTATGGGGCTCCTCCTCCCCAGGCTGAAAAGGATTGGCAAACAGATGTTTGGGCTAACTATAAATCTATTTTAATGAGAGGCTTTAAGGGAGGAAAAAACTGGAACATCTTCTCCGCTATGCCAGCACACGAATATGGGCGATTATATTCTGCTAATGATGTAGCCATAGCTCCTCTGCAAATGAATGCTTTCAATGATAGTAAGTCCGATATTAAAGTGGCAGAGTGTGGACGCTACGGCTTGCCTCTTATAGCTTCTGATGTAGGTTGCTATAGTGAGACAATTAAGGATGGAGAGACTGGATATCTACTGCCCCCAGGGGCACCCTCAAAGGATTGGGTCACTCTACTAACAAAAGTGTTCAAAGATAAGAAACACATAAAAGAAATGGGACAAAACTTGAAGAATGTTGTGGATGAGTACTATGATTTAAATAAGGTGGTACATTTTCGATTACTGATGTATAAGGAGTGCATGAATGTCTAAAAAGAAAAATAAGAAACAGGAACTGAAAACTTTCAAGCATAGCGGAGATCTGGGAGATATAATCTTCTCGCTCCCTACTGTTAAAGCTCTGGGTGGTGGTATTCTATACCTAGACCCAAAGGGAGGAGAAGAGGAGCCTTTGGTTTCTTGGGCTAATGGGCTCTACAACAAGACTAAGCTTACGGAGAAAGGCATCGAAAGTGTGAGAGAGCTTCTGGAATGCCAGGACTACATTCATGAAGTAAAGCTATGGAGTGGAGAAGAGGTAGACTTTAATTTGGATATGTTTAGGATGCATATTCGTTATAACAATTTATCTGATTCCCACTTAGCTGCGTTTGGAATTTCTTTTGAAGAAAGAGATGAGCCTTGGTTGACTGTGGCTACCTCGATTGTTGATAATCTAGACA